AAAGAAACTGTTACTTGACAGCAACAGTAATGTGATATATTTGTCACTACTTCACACCTTTTTTCTTTCTGCCTTTATTTCTTTAAAGGCAGGAAGTTATCTTCCCTGGCCTTGATATTTCTTGTGTCTATTATTTAATTTTTCTGATTTTGATTTAGATTTTTTATGTTTTCCCGGCCGCTTCTTAGGTTTGTCACGGGGTGCAAATTCTGCGCCTTTAGCTTTTTTCATTGTTACCTTTTAGATTCATAAGATCATCTGTTTTGCTATTCATAATAGGCATGTAACTTATCTTACCATTTATTTTTTGTTCTAAATCAAAACCACAACTCATGCATCTAAAAACTGTTTCATAGATAGATACTAACACAGTGTAACTATTGCATTGTGGACAATCTCCATTTACAACTTCTGCTGAAACCTGTGCACCTTGTTTAAGGTATTTTAATTTTTTCTTAGGCATAACCATGCGCTTTCAAACATGTCGGACAAGACTTTTTAAATCTAACATGTTGGCTGCATTTAAAAACTGTTATTTCTGGTTCAGGTATATCTTCATAGAATTCTAAGTGTTCATCTTTTTGTTTTGTGGGTGTAAATATTTTTTTTAATAATTTAATAAACATCTTTTATCTCTTTCCAAGGTGTATTAATAATTTTTGAATTATCTAAATGAGGTTGTTTAATATTTTTATTGTTATTTAAAATAATTTCAGTAGTTTCTGGATCCGTGTCCATTGGCACTTGCCCAATAAAAAAAGATTTATCTAACTCTTTTTGTTTTACTGGTTTAGGGACTAGTATTTGATTTGTTATATCTTTTACAACTGTCATTACTTGAGTATAAGCTTTTTTATAGATTTTTCACCTAAATAAATTTCTGTTTCTGCCATTGATTTTATACACTGGTATTCAACATTAGTGTTGACAGCTCTATTAGCAATTCTTTTACCTTTTAAACAATCACTCATTGCTGGTTGTATTCTATGTTCTTTTATTTCACCATTAACAATCATTAATAATGCAATAACCATTTCAGTCATACTGTTTTACCCTTGTTAGGCCCTTGCTTTAACACATATTTTTGTGTACCATTCTTGCCAGTTTCTACTTCTTTTTTTAAATCTTTTACAAACTTCATTTGTTTTGCTTTTTTTGACATCGAATCAATGTAATCTATAATTTGTCTACTAATGCGCCCCGTTGCCATTTGCCCTTACCTTATCTTTTAAATCTTCAATATCTTTTAATGCTTTTTCTAATTGATCTCTTAAAAATTCTATATTAACTTTGTTTGTCATATTCATCTCTTGAGTCTCTTCCATCTTTTCTACAGACTTATATAAATCTTCCAATAAAAAATGTTGCTCCTGATCCACGGGGACCTGTTCAGATTTTTTTAATAAATCATTTGTAAACAACTCACGTGATGTCTCCAACGATACTAATCTTGAAGTCAGCTCTGTATATCCAAGTACACCCATAGCAACTAAAATTATCAAAGAGGCTACCGTTTTCATCGGCATCTGTACAGCAGCTGATTCTGATATGTTTAATGGTTTATTTGACATTTTTTTTCTTCTTACCACATTTACATCTTGGTCCTGCTAATTTGTTAGCAATCCATTCCGTAATATTATCAATTTTTCCGAAGAAACTATATAAGAATTTATCAATCATTTTTAGGTTTTGGTAGAGGAAGTATATAGTCTTTTGGTGGAATTTTCAATTTGCTTTTACTAGGTCCTATGATCTTATCCCCCATTAATTTAAGGTCTGGGTTCTCTTTTTTGTAGCCATCCTTCATATCATCCCACAAACTTTGAGAATCATCAGGTCTGGTAGTGTCTCTTGTAGGAGTAATACCTCTACATTTCATAACTAACAATCTAAAATTTTTATTTTGTGCAAGGCTTGGGTTATTATTAACTCGACCACACATCTTCATTAATTCTAATTGTTGTTTGAGTTGTACGTTTTCATTTATAGTTTTACAATCTACACCTAAATATTTTCTGTATGTGAAACTTAAATATTGTTGTTCGTTAGTGCTGTTGTCTGAGTAATTATAATCAGTATCACGTCTTTCTGTTCTAACTTCCATGTCACCACATCTTGCACCATATTCGTTAAGATATTCGTTTCTACTATGTGCAGGTCCACCAAACAAAGCTAGTAGAGTAAGCATAATTATAAGTATTGCTGTAAATCTGTAATCCATCCTGAGAATCTCCATACATTACCTGTTTAAATCCTTAATGTCGTAGCTGTGTTCTCTAACTTGATCTGCTAATTGTCTGTATAAATTTTCTGCCATCTGCCACGTAGATTCTGCAGAAGTTAGTCTTGTGTTTTGATCTGTAATTTTTTCTTGTGCAACTTTTAAATCTCTTTGAAGATTTACTATTTGAGTTTGATTGTCGTTGATTGTGTCTGTTAGATTAACAATATATCTAACACCAGTGAACGTTCCAACTAATACAGAAGCTATTACCGGTACTAATATAAAATTTTTTTTGAACAGTTCTGCTATATTCATTGCGGTCTCGTTTCATACTATAAAATTAATAATGCAACGATAACTACGATAACTATTATAGAAACAACTTTATGCTCTGTAGCAAAATGTGTCACTAATTGTTTAATTTTATCCATATATCCCCCTTAATGTATATCACCCCAATTTTTACCCTTCTCGTAGTCTACCTTGTTTGGTATCTCCAAGTCAACTGCAGATTCCATTATTTCTACAATCTTCTTAGCTTGTTTATCATCTTCTACGGATATATCAAGTTCATCATGAATTTGTATATGTGCTACAATGCCTTCCTTATATAATTCCAGCATAGATTTTTTAGTCATGTCTGCTGCACTACCCTGAATTAATTTATTTAAAGCTTTGTAAGTATAAGCTCGCTTGATGCCTGGTCCATGTTCTTGGACAGCTTGATCAAAGGGTAATGCCTTATGCATACCAAAACTATTTGGTTCCCATAGGTGAAACCTACATAATCTACCAAGTAAAGTTCTAATCTGTCCCCGTTGCTGCGCTCTGTTAGATACAGACCTTGTCAAACTTTTTACAAACGGAACTCTCTCATGATAAATTGAAAATAATTCTTCAGCTTTGTCTTTTGATACACCTAGTTCAGCTTGTAGTTTAGCTTTACCCATACCATAAAACAATCCTAAGTTAATTGTTTTAGCTTGGTCTCTTGGTATCTCAGCCATTTCTGCAACAATAGTATGAAAATCTGCATTGCCGTCATCATAAGCATCTTTAACATTAAAGACGCTGGTATCTTGATCCAGGGATGCATAGTGAACTACTAATCTTGGTTCTTGTTGTGAGTAGTCAAAACATCCCCAATCGCAACCAGACTCAGGTATAAAGAGGGATCGAATCAATGGACCTAAATCTTTGTTGCGAGCAGGAATTTGTTGTAAATTAGGATTAGAATAAGAGAATCTTCCTGTTACAGTTCCTCCACTATCTGATCTAATCTGATTTATATCTGCATGAATACGGCCGTTGTATTCATGTTTTATAATTGTATCTATAAAAGTTGTATGAGCCTTGTTAATTTCTCTAGCTTTTGCTATAAGATTAACCGTAGGATTTTTATGACTCGAAAGAAAATTTTTAGTAAAACTAGGTGCTTGTGTTTTTAAAGTTCTTTCATACTCTAACCCAAGCTTATCAAAAACTTTGGCAATCGACCGTGCTGCCCATATTTGAGTGTCTATTCCTGTTTCTGTTTTTACTTTTTGGAGTAATATTTCTTCTTGTGATGCTAACTGTTGCTTCAATTTATGAGCTGCTTCAACGTCTACACGTACTCCCTTAAATTTCATATCAACCAGGCAAGGAAATAAATCTGTCTCTAATTCAAAAATAGATCCTAGGTCCTGGTCAATTAGTTCCTTCTGCATTACTTTCCATAAATTTAATGTAAGTTCTGCATCACGTTCAGCATAGTTACCAACATACATAGAAGGTAACTTCCACATGTCAGCTTTAGGATCTAATCCCCATTCTTTTGCTACCTGATTTAATTCTGTTTCATTTTTACCTTGGCCACAATAATCCCAACCTAAACTATTAAGATCAAATCTAAATCTATTTTCATTTACTAGCGATGCTGCAATCATGGTGTCAACAATTTGTCCGTTAATTTTTATTCCCATGGACCTAATCCAGCACACATCATACATAGCGTTGTGAAAAACTTTAATTGCTGGAGACTCACAAAGGTCTGTAAACCATTGAATTACTTTACTTTTTTCAAGGTTACCACCACCTTCATGATCAAACGGAAAATACCCAGAGTAACCATCTACAGCTACAGCTATCCCTACAACTTTACCACGACCTACAACAGCACCTGACCCCATTGTTTTTAAATCTGGATCACATGTTTCTAAATCAATTGCAATCGTCTCAGCTTGTCTAAGGTCTGGAAACTCTGTTGGTTTTACCCATTCTGTTTGTGCCTTAAATATAAGTGGTTTCATTACTTATCCTCCTTTAAATTTTTAAGTTTATAATCATAGCTACCTTTTTCATGTTCGTCGGTAATCCATTTAGCTGAATTTTCTACTGAATATATTTTGCTGCTTACTAATCTATTAATTAAATTTTTGCTTGGATCAACTCCCATGGACGCATCAAACATTTTAAGTCTATTATTAGGCTGTATAGCAAAATTACCATCTTCTAATTCAAGTACATGACCACACTTATGTTGATCTGGTTTTTCAGCATAACCAAAATTTAATTCATTAAAGTCGCCTGCGCACCAATCTATTGTAAAAAGATATTTACCCTTACGTTTTATCTTACGTCTTGATGTATATTGCATAGTTGCTCCAGCTAATTCATAGAAAGTTGTAACACTGACATTATAACTAAAACTATCCCACATAACTAATTCATCTAATGGTAATTCTTTTACACCTGGTTTTGTACAGAAAGCTGATATAGGTGCTCGCCACCATAACCCACCATCTTCCATTAAAAAATGAAACATAGGTACTCTGTTTGGAATAGAACTAAAACCAAATACTCCTACTTCAAAATATTTATCGTGAGAATCTTTTTGATCTCTAAGATAATTTCCTCTAACGCAGCATTCTATTACCGGTATGTTTGCATTTAAATAAGCCATTATTGATAGTCCCTTTGTTTAATCATTTCTAAGTAATGTATTGCTTTATCTATATCTTTTACCCCACCTTTTTCAGTGTGCCTACAGACATATTTAATAACTGAACCTTCCGCAAAAAGTATTTTATTTGCATTTATAAATTCTGCAGGTTGTATTTCCATATACATATAGTGGGATCCTTCTACTTGTTTTAAGTAAGGATTTTCTGGTTCTGGCGTGTCATCGGACATTCTATTTTTTTTCATATCTTAAACTCCTTGGATTTATTGTTTGATTTAATTAAATAAAGATTTTGAGAACTTCTAGTTGCACCAACATACCAAACTCTATACTCCTCATCTTGTTTTTCAGGTGATTTTTGAGCACCTTTTAATGTATTGGTGGTTTGATTTAAAAATAAAACTACATTAGTTGCTTCTCCTCCCTTAGCTCCATGAATAGTAGAAACTTTTATTCTTGGATCTGTAGTTAGATCTTCGCCATTGGTAAGCATTGCATCAAGATATTCTAGTTGCGTTGGAGAAACTTTAGTAAAAGCTTTTTGCCAAGGAAGAGTAAGGTCCTCTTCATTCATTCTCTCTAAAACTCTTTTTGATTGTATCTCTGGAACTTCTTCGTCATTTCTCATTTTATTCCATACTTGTATATCTTCATGTAAAGATTTGCCAATACTATTACCTTGTGCAGTTTGAAAAAATAAACCCTGACGTTTTAAAAAAGGAAGAATAGGTTTTAGTAATGAGTTAGTCCTTGTTAAAATTAACCAGTCTCCTTTGTTCATATCAATGTCAGATAATTTAAACCTTTCAATTACTTCACCACGTTCTTGTTTGGGTAAATAATCTTTTTGAATTCTATTAACACCTACCCTTGTAATAATATCTAAAGCTTTTGTTTGTATATCAATTGGTACTCTTTGAGATTTAGTTAATCTAACCTCACTTCCTTGCCATAATTGAAATGATTTAACATCAGCGCCCGCCCATCCAAAAATAGCTTGATCATCATCTCCAGCAATCCATACTCTAGGATTAGCAGACGCACTGTCTCTCATTATTTTATCTAACATGTCCCATTGCAGCTTAGATAAATCCTGAGCTTCATCGACAATAATGACTTGAAAACCTTTAGTGTCTTCAGCTTTTAAAAACTTTTCAATCATATCATTAAAATCTATTAAACCATAAGTAGTTTTAAAACTTTCAATTTCTTTAGCGATAGCATCAAGTTTAAATCGTTCTACCCAAGTTAAATGTTCATTACGATCAAACTGTTCAATTGGAGTAATTTGTCTAACTCTAGCTAAGTTAATTAAACTTAAATATTCACTGTCAGATGAAAAGATTCCATTCCATTGATTTGTTTCATGGCTGGCATATTTAATTTGAATTCCAGAAGTTTCTCCTATTTTTTTATAGTGTTCTTCCTGCATTACATTTTCTTCTTTTAAACCTAATTGATTAAAAGCAAATGAATGAAGTGTTTGAAAATAAGGTATATCTTTTTTTGTTAGATGAGTATTTACTTTTAAAAATCGTTCTCTTGCTTCATTAGCTGCTTTTCTAGTAAAAGCAAAATAACCTATATTTTTTAAGGGAATGCCTTCATCTACATATTTCTGTACTGTTTGTAATAAACTTCTTGTCTTTCCAGTACCTGGAGGACCTATTACTTTATATTTTTTCATTAGTAGTTACTCTCTTTCCTCTCCACAGGTTTATATGCTATCTTGTCTACGTGGAGTTGTGGACTTCGACAGACTTTTTCAGTTTTGCCATCTATATTTAGAGAACAATTAAATTCTACGCTGCATTCTTTTTCTAATTGTCTTGCAATTCTTTCCTGTGGAATCTTCCAATTGTTTCCAAGGTGTTCAATAAACGATGTAAATTTAAAATGATGGTGTCCTTTATCTGTATAACATGCACCGTTTTTAATTTGACTTCTTTGTTTAGCTTGAGGCCCATTAATACAATACTGATACAATTCATCTTTTAATCTATCTGCAATTTGTGTTCCTTTAGGTGGATATATTGTTTCACATCCAGGTCCACGCCATTCATTTAATTTAGCTCGATAGTCTTTTGGTTTTAGAGGTTCAAAATAAATACCTGTTTGTTCCCAAATTAAATTCAATACTTCTTTTTGTGTAGTCATTAATTTTGTATTTGGAACCATTACTTCTACTTTGTCATCATTTGGCATAACAACTTGAAATCTATATTCAGGTTCTTGGTATTTTATTATTTGAAAATTTGTAATATCTGGAAATGCTGAGACACCATCAGACGCTATTCCAAAAGGTTTAGAATAACATAAGCTACGCATACATTTATCTTTAATAGGTTCTTCATAGCAAGTGTGACCAGCAGTGTCCCCCTTCCACGCTTTTATTTTTAAATCTAAATGAGACTTATCCCATGGAGTTTCTAGATACTTGATGTTAGCTGCCATAACCTGGTCAGGCCATTTATCTTTATATTTCTTTTTAGCAAATACCATGTAGTTATACATGAATCTATCTCGGCCATCATCTAATTTAGATTTAGAACATAAAGCTAAACAAGGTGGACCGTCTTCAAACTCTGGATCCGTTCCCATTAATATATTTGCATGAGTATCTTCAACTAATGTGTGTAGATCTTTTTTAGCAACTTGCGAGCTAAGTGCTATGTCAATAAATTCTTTTAAAGATAATTTATTTGCGTTTTTGTCGATTGCATATCTAGTAGACTCACCATTGTTATAGTATGGTAAATTAATAAAGTTACCTGGTTTAATTTCTCCTTTGTCATCTTCCTTTAATTCTTTCTGTTTAGGAAAAATTTCTGTGGTAGGCTTCAAACCTAGCGGTAACAGAAAAGCTTTTAATGCATCGATTAAATCAATCGCAGGGATAGCTTCTTTTAAAAAAATATAACAATGCAATCCGCCGCTTTTTGAGAGGATTGGTATTAAGGGTAATTTAAATTGTTGAAACAAAGATAGATATTTTTCTACCTTAAAGTTTCCATAATTTGGAGGATCAATATCTATACAGCCAAACTGAGCTGTTTTATTTAATCTACATGGTTGAACTCCAATAGAAATTTTACCTTGTAAGTGATCTTTGTAGTCATTAATGGTAAGGGGACGACCAGCCCATTCATAACCTGGTTTTATTTTATTTTTACCAGCATCTATTTCGGTCCTTGACATATCCGCAATGCCAAAGTCTCCACCATAGCCAGTAAACAGCTTTATAAATTCATTTTCCATAGCGATCCCGGGTCGGGACAGCTCCACGCTAGCTTCACTGTCCCTGTCCTCGTTAGAGGAATCTAGTAATTAGATTCTACTTTGTTAGTTTCAACCGAAGCTGCAGCTATATTACTTTTTTGTAAAGCAGCATTAAACTCAACTGCCATACTAAAGATTTCTGCGTTATCTACAGGTTTGACTAAGGAAACTGTCATTCCATGCCAAGTGAAATTACCAGAATTTTCTACAGATTTAACGTGATAAATCCGAGAGAATGCTGGAGCTGGTATAGACTTTCCTGTTCCTTGTTGAACGATAACTTCATTATCCATTAATGAGTTCCAACCTCTACTAGTTTTTAACTGAGTAGTTTTCAAAGGCATCAAAGCCTTTTCTGGTTTTTCACCCACAAGAATAACAAAATGATTTGCCGTTTTGATAATTTCATTACCATTAGACAATACATCTTTAGTACCATTCTTAGTAGTTTGAGCCATAATTTCTGGCCCTCTATCAGGGTGAACAGGTCTACCTTCACTCCTATCAAATGGCGCCCATTCTGGATATGTCATTTTGTAGAAACAAGGTATTACATTAATACCTTTTTCTCCATCATACAGTTTTTTAGTAACTGTATTGTAAAACATTCCGGCTGCTGCACCATCAACATATTTAGCATGTTTCTTTTTCGTTTCATAAGAACCACTTTGTAGTAGTTTTAAAAACGGTAAAGCTAAATCATCCTTATCTATGTTTTCTAAACCTTTTCCAGCATGTTCTTCAAAGTTTAGAGTCGCTAACGCACCTTCTTTTTTGACTGTTAAGTCGCTTGTTTCTTGTGTCATGTTATTTGTTCCTTGTTATTTTTGTTTTGTTTCCCTTAAACAGGTTAAAATGTTCAGAAGGCAAGTCTAATTGTTTTTCAACTCGCTCTCTGTACAGTGCTTTAAGAGTCATGGGTTCAACTTTCATTTTTTGTGAAGGTTGGTAACCGTTACTCTCAGCAAGACTAGCATAATTGTTAGCCTTGTTATCTTCGCCACGACCAAAGGAAACAGTGATCTCATTTTTAATAAGGTCACCCAGGTCATTGTCTCGAAGCCATTTGTATGCGCCTTCTCTTTTATCAAGAGGAATTGAGGCACCATAAATTTCTTTTACTTCAATAGAAGATTGATCTTCTAGTTTCATGGATTTTAATTTCATCTCTCCCATAATTTCGGGAATGACTTGCTCTGATATTTTATCAGCAGCTTCTTTCTTTTGTTTTAATTTTTCTTCCATGATTTTAATTTCATCCTCTAATTTTTGCAGCTCGACTACATAATTAGATAAACTTCTTACACCTTCCAATTCATTTACTTGTTGTGGGGAATGTGCTTCAAATTGTTTTGATAAATCCGCTGACGGACCACCAAATTTCTGTTCTTTAATCATCTTCTATTTCACCTTTCTCGTATAAGTTAACTTTTATTGAATAGTATGTTCTTTCTTGTCGATCCCATTTCAATAAATTGTACTTACCGTTAGTTATATCAGATACAACTGAACATGCAATTCCAATTATCGCTGGATCGCCTGTTAGTAATAAAAAATCATCTTTGGTAAAATTTTTTAATTTTTTTCTCAAAGCGAATATTACTGGACCAGGAGAAAATATAATTTGTGAATCTTCTTTCAATAAAACCTTAATATCACCAAATTTTTGAGCTCCCATAATGTTAATTTTAGGGCGTCCTTCGTTGGTACCAGGTATTTCTTGAATTACGTAAACTTTATTTTCTTTCATAGTTGACTTCTATTCTAGATAATGTAGGATGTCAACCAGAAAGAAGAACTGTTATGAATTATAAATTTAAAACTAAACCCTATGCACATCAATTAACTGCATTGGAAAAATCGTGGAAGAAAAAAGTATTTGCGTACTTTATGGAAATGGGTACTGGTAAAACAAAAGTAGCTATTGATAATATTGCTATGTTATATGACGCCGGTAAAATAAATGGTGTTTTAATTGTGGCTCCAAAAGGAGTATATAAAAATTGGTATTCTCAAGAATTTCCTACGCATTTAGCTGGTCATATAAAACCTGTGTCAGTTTTATGGCAAGCAGCAATTAATCAAAAACAACAAAAAGAATTAGATAAATTGTTTGCAACTGGAGAAGATCTTCATATTTTAATTATGAATGTAGAAGCTTTCTCTACTAAAAAAGGTGTAGATTTCGCTGCTAAATTTTTAAATTGTCACAATACTTATATGGCTATTGATGAGTCAACTACTATTAAAAATCCTGGCGCTAAACGTACAAAAAATATAGTAGGCCTTGGCAAACATGCTAAATACAGAAGAATACTTACCGGTTCTCCTGTTACTAAATCTCCTTTAGATTTATATACACAGTGTCAATTTTTAGATGAATTTTTATTAGATCACTCTTCTTATTATACGTTTAGAACAAGATACGCTATTATGCGTAAGGCACATTTTAATGGTAAATCTGTTGAAATAGTTGTGGGCTATCAAAACTTAGGTGAACTGTCTGATAAATTAAAAAATTTTTCTTACAGAGTTTTAAAAGATGATTGTTTAGATTTACCAGCTAAAACTTTTGTTAAAAGAGTAATTACTTTGTCTGATGAACAAGACAAAGTTTATCAACAAATGAAAAAAATGGCTCTTGCTTTAATGAATGGTAAAATGATTACTACTGCTAGTGCATTAACTCAATTAATGAGACTGCATCAAATAACGTGTGGACATTTTAAAGCTGATGATGGCTCTACTCAAGAAATTAAAAGCAATAGATCAGCTGAACTTATGAATGTTCTTGAAGAACTAGAAGGCAAAGCTGTTATTTGGGGTCACTGGCAACAAGACATAGAAAATATTGTTAAAGAAATATCTAAAAAATATGGTCCTGAGTCTGTTGTTACTTATTATGGTAAAACTCCAATGGACCAAAGACAAGGCAATATCACTCGATTTCAAGATGACCCTGAGTGCCGGTTTCTTGTTGGAACCCCCTCTACGGGCGGCTATGGGATAACTTTAACAGCTGCATCGACCATGATTTACTATTCTAATGGTTATGACTTAGAAAAACGTACACAGTCAGAAGCACGTATCGATCGTATCGGACAAAAATATCCGATGACTTATGTAGATATTATTGCAGAAAATACTGTTGATGAAAGAATTGTTAAAGCTCTTCGTAAAAAAATTAACATAGCCTCAGAAGTTATGGGTGAGGAGTTAAAAGCTTGGATTTAAAAATTCTAAAAAGAATGGCGTCGAAAGTAGAATACGTCAAACAAATTCTACACAACGAAAGGACGAATATGTCTAATATAACATACGGCACTCAAAAAACGGGTGTAACACGAGACTACTCAATATTTAAATATTTCGACAGAAATAGAATAGTGAGTAAAACAAATGTAGAAAAGCTAAGACAAGATATGCTTATACATGGTCAAAAAGATGAAGTAATAGTTAATGAACGTTGGCAAGTAATTGATGGCCAACACAGAATAGCAGCTTTAGAGAAAGATAAAAAAGCTGTTAACTTCAGGGTTAAACCAGGTGCAAATATGCAAGATGTGATTGCAGCTAATAATACTGGAACTAAATGGAATATCCCTGCTTGGATAAGAAATTTCTCTCATCCTGAACATAAAAATCATAAAGTTTATGTAATTTATAGTGAGTTTAAAAATAAACATAAATTATGTGATGGTGTATGCCAACTATTATTATCAGAAGATTTTCATGATTATGGTAGAAAAGCATTTAAAGACGGTACCTTTAAGGTAAAAAATCTAGGTAGAGCAGAGGAAAACGCTCAAGCTCTTGCTGAACTAGTTGCTGTTGATAAAATGTTTAATAGTGTGAGGTGCGCTCTTGGAGTTTTAAAAATCCATAAACTGCCGCATTTTAAATTATCTATCTTAAAAACTCAAGTGGAAAAATACTCTAATAAAATAACACACAGAGTTACCCATAATGATTGGGTTGATGGATTAATTAAGGTATATAATTTTAATCTTAAAGCTCCCGCTAAAAGAATAAAAAATAGTATTATTTAAATTTGTGTTGAAAGCCCCTTGTAATGAGGGGCATAAGAAAATGTAGGATATACACGCGACGCGGGCTAGAATTTTTAATTTGCGACTTTGCCGTCTTTCCATTCCATATCTGGAAGACCTTCGGTATATTTTTTACCATCGAAAGTAAGAACTTGTTTTCTGTTTGACCCTTCTTGGTGGTAACTAATATGTATCCATCCACCTGTAGGATCTTCGGGATCAAAGTACTCCATGATCAATTGATCGAAGTCTACGTTATTTTGTAGCCAGTAAGCTGTCTTGATGTTGGGCACGCCAAATATTTCTAGGTCGACCGCCTGCCCCAGTGCATGCTGCGATGTTTTTTTGCTGCCTATAGCCTCACAGAGAGCCTCTGAGCGGTATCCGCTAGTAATTGTAACAGCCTTGTCGAAATGTGCCCGTAGCGGTTCTAAAACCTCATAACAAAGGTCACCTAAATTTTTAATCTCTCCAGGTCCCGGCATGTTATTAATACCCTTACGCGTCGCTGTCATCGACTTCGTCATCTCTTTAAGAGTAAAGTGTTTGCTAAGTTGCATAATTTATTTTGCGATTAATTGAAATATAACATAGATTAAACCGCTGATCAAAGCACCAGAAGTAATTAATAATATACTTTCTATTCTCTGTATTTGAGTTTCAATAGAATGTATTTTGTCATGAGTTTGCTTCTGCATTATTCTGCATAGCTTTTCATGTGATTCAATTTTTTGTAATGCTTCGTCTTTTTTTGTCATTACGCTGTTCCTCTATTTTTGTTCATACGTTTTGCCATTAATTTTTCAGTTGGACTGTAAAGTGTTTCTTGTATCTCTGTCAAGCCTGAAGTTGCATTAACATTTGGTTTTAATATCATACTACTTAACATATTTGAGTCTACAGCAGGGGTACCAATGGGTTTATTAAAAGGGATTAAAGATTGTTCATTAGTGCTTTCACCTATTACTTTTAGTGGATTAATAATTACAGGAAACTCTGAACCTGGTTTAAGATTAATTTGATAAAGTTGTTGGAGTATTTCATTCATTGCTCTAGACGCTTCATAAAAAGGATTATCTTGTTCTATTTCTCTAGCATTTATTGCCATAGTATTTATAATATTATTTGAAATTTCGTAAGGTTTATAAGTTTTTGAAATTAATCTGTTAAAAGTTGTGTTACCTAATCTTGATGTTGCTTTATATAACTTAGGAGTACTAAGACCCAATAATTGAGCGGCACTCATATCATCACTCATAGTTTTTTGTGCTTTCCATAAAGCTTCGTTAGCCATTATATATGCGTCGACTAATTCAACAGGGTCTACTGGTCCTTTTTTTAACGCAACTTTATTAAAAATAGATTTAGATTTTCTTTCACTGGTTGCAAAAGCTGCTTGTTTAAACTGTAAAGCATTTTCTGGTTTTAATTTAATAGCTCTCATACCAATAATACCCAAGCCTTCATCTAGTAATTCATAAGAGTTTCCATTTTCATCATACTTTCCAATTTTACCCCATTTAAATGGACCCAGTTGTCCTGTTTGTAGAAAAGTATCCACACCTTCGACAGCATAATCAATTCTACCAATTTGTTTTAAACTTCCAGGCATTTGTGCTTTAACTAAATGAAGAAATATTGCTTTGGCTTTTTCGCCTGCAGGTAATTCTTTATTATATATTTCATAACCTTCAATTGTTCTACCTCCTCTTCCTAAAGTTGGGATGACATCTACTACAGCTTCTGTCCAAATAGATTCTGAAATAAATGGATTTAATATTTCTTTAAAACCTTTCATAGATCCTAGAATAAAATTATTTACAATAGCTTCATCATTTAACTGACCATCTGCTACTTCGTTCATAGCTGCTTGTAATGGTTTTACTAAAGTATCGTAAGCATTAGCGTGACTAAAGTTTATGTATTTATATTCTCCATTGTCATCTTTAATTGGAATAATTGTACCATTCTTAGCCCAGGGAGCTACAAATCTCCTAATAGCTGCTAGTTCATCTTCACTTACGTCGTAGATAGCTTGGCCTAATTTAGTTGCACCGTAAGGTACCGCAGCTGTTACAAATGTCATGCCTGTTAAACGTTGCCAACCTATTCTTCTTAATGCTGGATCTCTTATTTCTTTTAATGCTTGTTTTACAATATTAGTTGAAGTTCTCATTATTTCTGCAGGGAACGATACAAAATTACCAATGGGCAATCTTCTTAATGCCTTAACGGTTTGTGATACATAGTCATAGTTAGGTACATTGTTTCTTACAATGTTAGCTGCCATGTCATCCAATTGATCATCTGTTATTTTTTTACCCGCTCTTTTGTAAGCCGCAGCATACCGAGATCTTTCTCCTAAAAAAGTAACTATCTTCCAGAAATCATCTTCAGCAGTGTATGCGTCTTCTGTCCATTTTTTTAATTTAGATAAAGGTTTAAGTAATCCACTTAACCCTCTGTCAGCTGACACCACAGAACCAAAATCAATATCTTTTAAAAGACCACGAAGATCTCCTAAGTTAACATTAGAATTAACAACACCTAGTCTTGCTAGTTTTTGATATAATTCTGTTTCAGCTCTTGTACCTATCCCTGCTACTTGTAAATTTTTCCACGCAGCTTTTGCGTTACGACCTGTTATACCAATACCTGGAGCCAACCCATTTGCGACTGCAAACGCTCCAGCACTAATAAAGTTTCTTGCATGAGTGATAGGAGATAAAATTGTTTTAGCCATTTGTGATGTAGCTTTTGGAAGTAAAACTAAATTTCTATATAAATTATTATCAGCCCAAGTTGTTTGAGCCTTGCCTGAAGCTGCTTCAATAGCATCTGCTACTTCTTTTAACGCAAGTTTACCATTAGCGGGACTGGTTACATCAGCTGTTTTACTTAGATCAATTTCTCTATACATACTTGCATCAAAACTATCTCCTTGTTTAGCTGCAACCTCACCCACTTCTTCAATACTATTAAAAAATAATGGACGTCCACCTTTAGCAAAAGTTGTAGCAGAAGTTCTAACTAAATCTCCTAGTAAAACATTTCTTCTTGCATACGCAGAAATTTCTCCTGTTTGTGCTAAAATAGTTTGTACAGGATCTCTTGTTTTACCTAAAGCTTCATCAATAACTTTTCTTTGATTAGGTTTTAAATAAGATAGATCTAATTTTTTAGAAGTAACTTTTTGTGCTAAACTTTTACTTGTAAAAAAATCAGGTAAGGTAACTTGTATATCCGATGCAAAATTTGCAGGAGGTTTAGCTGACTTTACCATATTATTTACAAGGGTCATGCCTTCTTGATAAGTAATTGGAGTTTTATTTTTTTTAGCTGCTTCTCTAAAAACGGTTATGGCTCTGTTCATAATTTCTTCTGGAACTTTTTTACTCATCAAAGGAATAATTGAACGGTTACTAAACACATCATAAGTTGCTCCTAAATAGTTTTTAAATTTATCACCAAACTGTGATTTAAAAGTATTAAAAGTTCCAGCTAATTCTGTTTTTAAAGTTTTTTCTCCAGCTTTAATACCTTTTCCTAATGTAGAAAACATATCTGCCCATTCACCACGCATAGCTTCCATTTGTTCAAAGATACCGTTTACTTGTTCCTTAGTATATTTAATATCTTTTTTCTTTAAAAAATTTTCTATCTTAGTTTTAAATTTTTTATCAATCCCACCTGTAACATTTATTTTTTTAATAGTTTTACCATCTAAGTTGACTGAACGTACAACATTGTTACCAAATTTAACTGTACCGTTGTCTAATACTTTAGGTGTGCCTGATATTAAACCGTCGTTTAATAATTCTAAAAATTCTTTTTTCTGTGGTTTTGTAGACTTACCTAAAAAACTTTGAACCCAAGGGAACAAGCCATCAATCTTTTGATTTAGATTTCTAGCAATTGTTTGTGCAACATTAGCGTCTTTATATTTTTGACCAATAACTTTTCTGGATTGTTCAAATAATTCAGGAGTCATCTTGCCTTCTTTTTTAAATTTACTAACAAAATTAAATAAATTTTTATCAATTGCATTATCTGCATAACGCATTGCTTCTGTTCTACCTGCTAATAATTTTAAAGTTTTACCAAGGCCTCCAATTAATCCCGTAAACAAAGCTCCTTCAGTTCCAAACTTAACTCTGTTAACTAAAGCTCTACCTGGTTCATAGTTGTCACCTTTATTTTCATGTAGTTTTGTAGGTCCACCCAATAGATCTCCGAACGTTCCAGCTTTTTGTACATCGCCAATAAAAATTCCTTCAGCTATCCCACCAGTAATTGCACCTACACCAAATTTTGCGACTCTTCCTTTAGAATTTAATCGAGCTACCTTACTAGCACTCTCCATTAAAATCTTACCGTTGTTGTCTGTGATATTAAAATACTTACCTAATTTTTTAGATCTTAATGCTGTGTTAGCCATGGATGTACCAATTTTAAAACCAACACCACCAGGTATACCAATGTTAACTAATAATTCTGCTATCTTCCCTGCAGTTGTAGCTGCAGCTTTCTCATCTAGATTAGTTAAATCATCAAAATATTTTTCTACTTGCGCTGCTTTGTTTGTACCGGCTCCTAGATCAATGAGACTAGCTCCTAGTGAAAAGATTCCTTTAGGGATTTGAATAACACCGGACCCTATACCAGCAAGAATAGATTCAAACTGAGATATATCACTATATTTTTCAGCATCAGAAACAATTGATTCGGATTGTTTGTCAACCGTGCTCTCTACTTCTTTGCCGTTTATGATAAACGCCATCAGCTCTCCTATGCGTTAAAATCTTTTTCTATTTCGGATTTCCACCATGTTTGTAAATCAGCAAGCTCATC